TCATGAGGCTGGTAAAACAATACTTGAAACAGCTTTGAACATCTACAAAAAGTCGGACATTCAACAAACATCTATTTTTGATTATGAGGTGTAAAAACTGCAAAGAGAAATTTGAGCCTATACGCTTTAACCAAAAGTACTGCATGAACGAAGAGTGTGTACGTGTTTGGGTAGAAACTGAAAAGCAAAAACAATGGAAGGCTAAAAAAACACGGTTAAAAAAAGAACTAATGTCTTTACAGGACTGGTTGAAGTTAGCACAGATGACGTTTAACAAATACATTCGCCATAGAGATAAAGGAATGAGCTGTATTTCATGCGGAAATGAGCCTAAAAAAGCCAATGCTGGACATTTCTATTCACAAGGCGGTCATTCAAACGTCAGGTTTAACGAAGACAATGTACATCTTCAATGTGAACACTGCAACAGTTATCTAAGCGGTAACCTACTCAACTATCGGATAGGCATTGAAAAGCGAATAGGAACAGCAAGACTGATTGTCCTAGAGGTAATTGCGCATGAAACAAAAAAATGGACTATTCAAGAGCTAAACGAAATAATCGAAACGTATAAACGTAAACTCAAAGAATAAATTTTACTGATTTTGTCATTGTATTTAAATTATCGTTATATTTGCGTATAACAAAAGCAAGAAAAATGAAGAATTATCTAGTAAATTACAGAGCTTTTTACGATGGTAAATGGCGCAAAGCAGTGAAAGTAGTAGCTGCGTACAGTGAATTAGATGCCTATGTAAAGGCGGACATTTGGCAACAATTAATAATCAACATAAAAGCAGAACAATGAAAAAGAAAGAGTTAACATTTGAAGAGGCGTTAGACCTAGTAAACCCAATTACACCAGTAGAGCAAGAACCTGAAGTAGTAGGTAACATCTACCAAAAGCTATGGAGAGCAAAGAAAGAAATAGGTAAAGTAGTTAAGGGTAACGACAATCCGTTTTTTAAAAGCCGTTACGCTGATTTAAACACCATTTTAGAAGCTGTTGAGCCATCCCTATTTAAACACGGTCTTATTGTGTTACAGCCATGCTTAGACAACATAGTTGAGACTAGGATAGTTGATTGTGAAAGCGGTGACATGGTACAGTCATCTTTGGTGCTACCTGAGATAACAGACCCACAGAAACGTATCGCAGCTGTCACATACTTCCGTAGAGCTACGTTGCAGTCACTTTTGAGCTTACAGGCAGTAGATGACGATGGAAACACGGCTACAGAAGCTATTAAAACACAAAAGCCATCTATTACAGATGAGCGTTTAAAAGGTGCTATCACTTCTATACTGTCAGGAAACTACTCAATAGACCAGTTAAAGGGACAATTTCAATTAACTCAGGCGCAGTTAAACTACTTAAACTCGGAACTATGAGTCCAAAGGGGAAAGCAATAGACCTGTTCAATAAGTACTTTGACTTGGTAGAAGCGTACAGCGCAGAGCAGCAGCACGAGAACGCACGTACAGCAGCATTGATAGCTGTTGATTTACTTCTGAGTGAGGTTTATGCTGATGAATACTATACACTAGTTAAACAAGAATTAGAAAAGCTATGAAAGACTTAAAAATTAGATGTTCAGCCATAGGTAAGATAATGACTTCCCCTCGTTCAAAAGGGGAGGTTCTATCTGCCACTACAAAGACGTACATTAAAGAGCTTGTACTAGAACACAAATACGGAATAAAGAAAGAAATCAATTCACGTTACTTAGACAAAGGAAACCAAGTGGAAGACATGGCTATTGAATTAGCTGAACAGGCTTTAGAGTTAGGATTCGTCTTTAAGAACGAGTTGTTCTTTGAAAACGACCATTTGACTGGTACTCCTGACATAATCACGGACACGTTAATCGTAGACGTTAAGTCAAGCTGGAACGGCACTACTTTCCCAATGTTTGAAGATGAGTTACCGAATAAAGATTACTACTGGCAGCTTCAAGGTTACATGGATTTGACTGGTAAGCATAACGCTATTGTTGCCTATTGTCTTGTAGATACACCTGAAGACATCGTATTAGACGAAATAAGACGAGTAGCATGGGCAAAGAAAGAATTAGAACCATCGGAAGAAACGGAACAAGATGTACGTTCACAGCATGAGTTTAGCCACATACCAAAAGACAAGCGAGTTAAAGCGTTTTTGGTAGAAAAAGACGAACACGCTATATGGCAAATAAAAGAACGAGTAGAACAATGTCGAGAATATTACACAGAACTATGGAACAAGTAAGCGCAGTAGAATGGCTTGAAAATGAAATAGGACTGAATAATATGGGGGATTTTTTAAGGGATAAAATCCAACAAGCTAAAGAAATAGAAAAGGCAGAATTAGAAAAACTAAAAGACTTTGAAACATGGAAAGAATGGAAAAACAGTTAACAGCAGTAGAATGGCTTAATAGTGAAGTTGAAAGACTAACCACAAAAGCTGGTATACATTTATCGTGGGAAATGATGGATAGCATAATAAGACAAGCTAAACAAATGGAGAAAGAGCAAATAATTGAGGCACACGGTGATAAGAAAAGAACAAAAAGTAATTCAGGCAGTTGCGTTACATATGCTTACACTTTTACGGGTGAAATGTACTACAACGAAACCTATAAATCAGAATAGAATGTAAAGAAATAACTTAACAAATTATGGCAAAAGTAACAATAGAATTTGACAGCATCGAAGACAAGGAAGAAATGGAGATGTGTCTTAACGGAATGAAGTGGTATTTATTAGCATGGGAACTAGACCAGTATTTGCGTAACAGACTAAAACACGAAGACTTATCTGAAGATGCTTACAAGGCACTAGACGAGGCAAGGGATAAACTGCATGAGTTAAGAAGGGAAGATAATTTAAGTTTTGATTAACTAAGTAGGCAGCGAGTGTTGGAGTTCCAGCAGAGGTAATAAACAACTACCTTTTGAGTTGCCTACTTTATACCCGACAAGGTACTCAGGTATAGAAACACGAATAATTTATACCTTTCAGGGTGTAGCATTAAAAAACAAGAAAAAACAGTATTTAATTAAGGTTATAGCTTGAAAAAAATCAAAAATCATCAAGCTAAACGCCGAAAAACCGATTTAGTAATCAAATAATAACAAAGTAAAATGGAAAAAGTAAACAAAGGAGCAATCTTTAAAAACAAGCAAAAGACGAATGAGAAACATCCTGACTACAGAGGTAAAATAAATTGGGGTGGTACAGAGATTGAGGTATCAATGTGGGTTAACGAAGCTAAAAGCGGAGAGAAATACTTTGCTGTAAGTCTTCAAGAACCATACAATAAAGATAACGTAACTACAACTCTTAAAAACACATCTGAGAAGCTACAAGATTTAAATGACTTGCCGTTCTGATATGTACATAAAAGACGAACAGTTAAGAAAAGACTTGAGTCTAATACTGCTGACGAAAACACGAAACCAAGTAGTAAAAGACATAAAGTCAACAGGTGTAAAAATGCACCAGTACAACATAGATAGGTTCTTATCTAAAAAGCCAGTATCAATTGATACACTCAAAAAGATAGAGCGTTATGTATGCACTGAAATGCAATTAACATACAACCGTTAAACTATATCCCTCGTCATATTGTCGGGGGATTATTTTTTTAATCTATCTTTACATCGTAAACTAAACGCATGAGTAACAATTGGTCAGATATATTATGTAGACATCACAAAGAATGGGTAGACATTGTCCGTTCATTTGGTGAGTCTAACTTTGCTGAAGACATTGTACAAGAAATGTACATACGTTTCTACGATAGTAACTCAGGAAGCAAGTGCATAACGGAAGCTGGTGAACCTAACCGAGCTTATATTTGGATAAGTTTAAAAAACACTTATCTAACATACGTCAAGCAGAAGAACAAGCACTGTAAAGTAGACATTGACGAGATTAGGAATTTATCTTATGAGGAGATTGACCAACAGAAACACGAATCTTACGATATTTTAACTACTAAGATAAAAAAAGAGATTAACTCATGGCATGAATATGACCAAATGCTGTTCAGTTTATACTCTACCAGCTCTGATTCAATGAGAGACATAAGCAAAGGAGCAAACATTTCACTATCTTCTATATTCAACTCACTTAAAAACTGCAAAACAAGGCTAAAAGAGAACGTAGGAGAGCATTACGAAGACTATCTGAACGAAGACTATCACTTAATAAAATAAAACCAATGGAGAAGAAAAAACGAAAGAGACGTACTAAAGCAGAAATTCAAGCTCAAGTACAAAAACCCGAATCTCAAGGACTAGGAGACACAGTAGAGAAAGTACTAGAGGCTACAGGAATAGCAAAGGTAGCTAAATGGATTCTCGGAGAAGACTGCGGATGCGATGAGCGTAAAGCAAAGTTAAACGAGTTGTTCCCATACAAGAAACCATTGTGCCTAGAGGAAGACGAACACCAATATCTGCATGAATTTTTCCTGACAATGACAGAGAGAATAAAACCAACTCAGCAAAAGCAGTTATTAAAGATATACAACCGTATCTTTCAAGAGAGAAATGAGCCATCAACGTGTTCATCATGTTGGGTTAACTACTTGAATAAGCTACGCAAAGTGTACGACCAATATAACGATTAAGATATGCCGATACCAAAACCAAAACCAGCAGAAAGCAAAGAGGAGTTTGTATCTAGATGTATGGCAGACGATACAATGAACTCAGAATATAAAGACGAAAAGCAGAGAGCTGCTATATGTTATTCTTTTTATGATGAACAGAGACTTACAGAAATCAGAGAAATGTTATCGGGACTACAGAAAGACGAATACATCCCAATTGAACAGAGAAAAAAGAAATAA